CAAGTAGCAAAGTATATTCATGATAAAAAACTATATCAGAATTATAATTTTTTCACTACGACATCCAGACCATCCAATAGTATTCACAATTTAAACTTTGCTGCTTTGACACCAGAACATAGGAAATGTTTTTCACCATTAAATGATGTATTTATTGAGTTTGACTTTGATGGTTATCATCCGAGATTGATTGGTGATTTAATTGGATATGAATTTCCCAATACATCTGTACATGAATACTTGAGCAGTAAGTATAAAGTTGATATTAGTGAGGGAAAAACCAAAACATTTCAATATCTGTATGGTGGCATACCTAATGATGTTGCGAGTAAAATTGAATTTTTAAACATGACCAAGAATTTGATAAATGAAATGTGGGACGAGTTTAAACAGAATAAAAAGATTAACTCACATATTTATAATAGACCTATGAAAGAAGAGAATTTAGATAATCTAAATGCTCAGAAGTTATTTAATTACTACATTCAGTCATATGAAACAGAACGAAATGTTAAACTCTTAATGGAATTACATTCATATTTATTAACAAGAAAGACAAATATTGTTCATTATAATTATGATAGTTTTTTATTCGACTATCATAAGGACGATGGAGTACAAACACTATATGATATTAATAAAATTCTTGAACAAAGTGGTTTCATAACCAATACTAAAGTTGGAAATAATTACGGAGAAATGAAGAATTATGAATTCTGAGTTAAATTCAATATGGCTTGATTGGAGAACTAAAGTTCCTGATGGTACACCCAATCCATCTAACGATTATCATTTAGTATTGTTGAAAGAATTGTGTCATAAGAAAGGTATTGATAAAGATATTGTAGATAATGTTATTTTATTTTTAGAAAGAAAGATGGGAGACATTATTTCGAGTGATGATGATAAATTTAATAGATTAGAGTCTAAGGAGATTGTCCTTGATGATAAGTTTTATTCTTGGTTAGAAGAGAATCTTTCAGATGACGATTTTGTTACTGAAGCTAGAATTTATATGGGAAAATATACAAAAGGTGATGCATTTCAAATAACAAGTGATGCTGGTTTATCTACTTTTGATGGTAAACCTATTTTGAATTATGATGAAGAGTCTGGTGATTTTAAAGATAGTGGAAAAACGCTTGATGCTTCTCAACTTTTTATAAAACAAAGTGATACTAAAGATATTAAAAAGCCAAGTGTAAATTATGTTTTAGTTGGTAAAGGTGGTACACAAGTTACTATGAAAGGTGGTGATAATGTTGTTTATGTTTTAGATGCAGCAGAAAGTAATTTAAAATTATTTTCAAAAGCAAAACCAGCTAATGCGATTAATTGGATGGATGCATCATTGGAAACAGCTCAAGGATTGGGTCTTTATTTGTCAAAGAATTATGCAGATTTAATGTATACGGCAATGACATCAAAAGATGCATCTAAACTTGGTAAACTCCAAACACAACTTGTAGCAGAACTTCCAGGTGCATTAGCTAAAGGTAATTTTGCTTCAAAGGGTGTTAGTGCTATTAAGTCAAAAATTGGAACCGCTTCAATAGATAATTGGTTTCGTTTAGCTGTTTTAGCGGCTGGTATGAGAGATTTTAAACATAAAGATTTAGGTACAACAATTGTCCACGCAAAAATAACTGATTACTATGACGCTCTTTTGGCTAATTCTACAGTTGATACTAGTGGTGCTAAAAAAAATACAGCGGACATGGTTCTTACAAATGCCAGTAGTGATGACGCTTTAATCTCAGAGATAGGGGATAAGATATCTCCAGAGGTTTATAGACATATAAGTTATAATCCTTCGACTGGTGTATGTTATATACACGCAGGACCTACCGAGGACACAAAAAAGACTGGTACGAAATTTATTCAAATGTCAATGAAGGCTAGCGCTGGTGGAGCACAATTGGGTAAAATTAGTGGATTGATTAGAAAACATTTTCATATGAAACAAAATACGGAATATATAATTGATTTTATAGGTGAGGGGTTTTTAAGTAAAGCATTTGATAAAGTAAAACAAGTAGGAAAAGCTGTAATTTCTAAAATAACAGATATTGCTTCTAAAGTATTTAATATAGGAAATAAATTTTTAAATCAATGGAAAGGTAAGAAAGGAAGGAAAAGTACTATAAATAATTTTTATAAGAAAAATAAATCTTTTAAAGGTGCTGTTAAGAAAGCGGTAAACGAGGGTATAGTTAATGGTGAGTATCAAGACGGTGATTTATTACTTGAGAAAACTGCTGGTAAGTTAAGTTTTGATGAGAAATTAAAAGTTTTAGGTAATGACCAAACAGCTTTAGATGATGCAATTACATTGACACAAGGTATGGTAAACGTTTTAGTAAAATCGTCAGCTCCAGCGGCAATAGCTGTTAAGAAAGAGTCAGATCTCAAGACAAAAGTGTCAATGAACTTAGAAAGTATTTACAAACTAATGTCTAATTATGTTACTGCAGATTTATTAATTTCTATGGTAAAGGATGGAAAGAAGAAAGCAAAAGATGTTCAAACCCTTTTAAATGATTTTGCTATACTTGAAAAGGAAATGATTTTTGGTAGAAGTTCTCTTCCAATATGGAAGGTGTATGGTAGAGATGAGAAGAATACTTCAGCTACTCATATATATTATGGTGGCAGTACAGAATTTATTAAACAAGAGACAATATCAGCAGGTAATGTGAAAAATAAAATAATACTTGGAACTGGTGTTACTAAAGGTTCAGGTAAGAATTTTTATACATTTACGATTTGGTTTATAGAAGGAATAGGAGCAGACGGATCAGAGTATACTGAATTTAGAGTAGGCACTAATAAAGGGGATGCTGGTTTTAGTTGGGTATTTGAAGGTACAAAATCACACGTAACAGAAACACATGTAAAGTCGAAAACTACCTAATGAAAACTCAACTTCTCTGCACATTCACGACTCAATTTAATCTTGATCAATCAATTATTGACATAACAAAACATTTTAAAATCGTATTTGATAAGATTTATGTATTACAAAACGAAGATAAACCAAAAGAATTAATCTGTACTTATAATGTAAATCAAGATGATGATATTGATTTCAATAAAGTGAAAAATACCATTTCACTACATAGGAAAAAGATTACAAATACACTATATACGATAAATGCACTTAATGAATTAATCAAACTAATTAATAATGGGGTATTAGATACAACTTATCAGGTTGAATGGGATATGTATAAAAACATGATACTGATTTCTAACAAAGAAGGCTTACAAAGAATACCTACACGGATACTAAAGATTATAGATTTATAAATGGTTTCACCTATATATTATTTTACCAGAAGTGGTTGTGCTTGGTGTACAAAAATGCAACCGGCAATCGAGCAGATAAACAATACTTTGTCCGATGAACAAAAAATACAAATTCACAACACAGATGAAGAAAAATCAAAATCAATTTATCACTCAATCATAACCAGACATAAATTAAAACGAATTGTTCCAATGATATATAATTCAAACATAGGAACTTTTCTATTAGGTTATCAGGATAAACGAAATGTTCAACAATTTTTAAAAGCAAACCCTTTGAAGGAAAGAAAACCATTAAAACCCATTCCTACATTTGATATTCAAAATTCTTCAAAAAAAGACTTTGAAAATTGGAAAAAAAGTGTTATATTATGGTATGGGGAAAACAAAAACGATTTGCCAACCAATGTCATCTCACAGGAAAGAATGATTGACATGGTTTATACACAATTCATGGCATACAGAACAAAGCCACAAACTATCGAAGATAGGTTAAGTGCTTTAGAAGAAAAAGTTGAAAAATTATTAAAAAAATAAAGCTTGGATTTTAACAAAAAAATTCGTATATTATACGAACACGTTACACTTAAGTATCATACGATTGATATTTATAGATAACAATAACACATAAACATAACTATGGAGAATAAAAATGGATATTGATGCAATAAAATCACGTCTTAATCAGTTACAGAACACTACATCTAACAACTTTTGGAAACCACAACCAGGAAAATCACAAGTAAGAATTGTACCTTATACACATGATAAAAATAATCCCTTTAGTGAATTATTTTTTCATTATAGTCTGATTCCTAATAAAACCGTTTTGTCTCCACTTTCATTTGGTCGCCCTGACCCAGTTCAGCAATTTGCTGATAAACTGAAGTCAAGTGGCAACAAAGATGAGTGGATTCAAGGAAAACGGATTGAACCTAAAATGAGGACATTCGTTCCTGTTGTAGTTCGGGGTGAAGAAAATGGTGGTGTAAAGTTTTGGGGATTTGGTAAAACAGTTTATCAAGAACTTTTGGGCATAATTGCTGATCCTGATTATGGTGATATCTCTGATGCATCTATTGGTCGAGATATTGTAGTTGAACGCCAAACTGCAGCTGAAGCTGGTAATCAGTATGGTAAGACAACCATTCGAGTTAAACCAAATCAGACACCTCTTACAGATGATTCTGAACTTTTGCAAAAGCTTTTGGATGAACAGCCGAATATTGGTGAGTTATATAATGAGCCAACTTATGATGAATTGAA